TTTAGAAATCTCAATTTCTCCACAGGCTTCATCTCCTGCTCTGCTCCACTCTTGTCGGCTGTGGTGTATTCTATGCCGTGATCTGCGAAAAATGCCGTGATAAATGCGGGGTTCCATTCCTCAAACTCTTCCAAAATCCATGCAACTATGTTGTCGTCACCATAAATGATGCAGGCAACCTCGTCCGCAAATGATTTTATGCCTCGTCCTGTCTTCAAACCTGCCTCCAAATATGCCAACGCCATGTACATGTATCCAACCATTGTGTTTAGAATGACCGTTAGGGGATTTCCGGATGGATTTCCTTGTGTTTTGCGATGTATAACATTCATAACTATCTGTGTGGTGTGGACAAACTCTGCTGAGCAAATTCTCATGGCCACTGCAAATTGCTCTTCCGTGAACTGTATCTCTTCTCCGTCACTCAAGACGATGGTGTAAGCCTCCGGCTTCTGCCACTCCTGTGTTCCATCTGATCTGTGAATCTCAATTGGTCTGAATGTCCATGCCGTGATCAAATCCATTGCCGCCTGTATACAGTCCGGGTCGAGAGTGCCGTCGTACATTCCGTAGTCTCCATCGATCCCTGAGAGGGCCTTCTTCTTCATTGCCTGGTAAATCTCCGTCCAGGCTGGTCCGTGCGCATTCACTCCTACAGCTGAGTAGTCCTTGCAATTGTTGCCATAAAACCATGCACTAAAGTGCATTGTTAAGGCTCTAATTGCCAGTGTCATATCAACTGGTGCCATTGTGAATATTCGTGTTTTCACCTCTCTCACTTTCTTGATCGGTCGTCGCTCGTCTTTCGTGCAATGAACCCAAAGTGTTGCCGGCCGTATGCCCTGTTGCAACAATCTCAGATCTTCCTCCACTGCATGGTCTAACTGGTCCTTCATTTTCCACTTGTCGTTCTCATCTCTGTCAAATAGAAAAGATTTCCCAGTCTGACCAGCCTGTCTCTGCTTCTTCCATGGCAGTCCGGGGGAGGACTCCATATCTAATGCCTTGTACCTGTCGTCTCCGGGGATTCCATTGATGATGGTCTCCATATCTATTCGCAAATGTTCTGTTGTTGTGTTGTCTGACTGGTGTTGGTGTTTCTTCTCCATAATGTCTGTCACCATTCGTAATGCTCGTTGGTTAAAGGGCCTTGTTCTCTTTGAGTACTTGGCCAGAGCCTTTCGAAAGGGTGATTCTTTATGTTCGTTCCGTGGGTCGTGTCGTGTCAAAATTGCGGGTTCCGTTACGTGCTCTCTCACGCTGTCAAATAATATAGTTGGTTTCAGTTGTGTTTTG